GGCCCACCCGTCGGCCAGGCTGTCCCCAGCCGGACCAGCAGCGGAAGAGCAACACTCATCAGGCGCCCCAGTCCGAGGTGACGTTGAACATCACTGCACCGCGGTAGCTCGTGGATGCGATCGTGACAATCACATACTCGTCTGTAGTCCCCAGGAGATTTCCAACTCGCTGCAGGTGCATCGTGCTTGGAATCTGTGCCAGCGGGAATGCAATGCCGCGCGCCACACCACGGTATGGGTTACCGAATGTGCTGTTACTTTCGCGCAGCAGCACAGCACGCTCGATCGGCATGCCGTTGTCAACTGGACTCGGGTACACGCCGCCAGAAGCTGCAAAAACATCACCAGAATATCCACCATTGGAAGACCTGCCCTGAAAAGTGCAGGCCACAGAACCGCCGATTTGATTTGACAAACGCGCCAAGTACAACCCATCAGCAATACCAGGGGTATCAGTTGATCGGCTGATATAGTGGGTGTCAATTGATGCCCCACCCATAATGACGCAGTGATAAGCGTCCCCAGCTCTCCAGCTCGACACATCACCAAACGCAAATGCATGCAGGCCACCATATGCCGCCTGCGTGTAGCTGGCGCCATCGGTGAACAGGTACAACGTCCGACCATCACCGAATGCGCACCACGCCTTCGCCGTCGTGCTGTTGGCGCCCTTGCTGATGTAGACCCCGCCCGACGACATCTGTGCAGTGGTCGGCGCCGCAGCGGTGTAGGAATCTACCCCTGCAGCAGTTTCAACCATGACAGCGCGCGCCGAGGTCGCCGACGCCACCCCTGCCGCCGTGTCATCCACCCGCAGCAGCATCGTCGTCGCGCTGGGGTCCGGCCGCGAGTAGACCGCAGTGTTCGTCCCCGCAAACGCCTTGACCCACCCCAGCGGCGCCCGCTTCGAAGTGATCGTGCCCGTGGCGCTCCCATCGGCCACGCCCACCGCAGCGAACGTCACCGTGTTGGCATCCACCACCGAGGCGATCACCTGGTTCCCATTCAGCCCCGTCGGCGTGGCGCCGCTGATCAAGATCGTCTTCCCGGCCTCGTATCCGTGCCCGCTGATCACAGCAGTGGCCATGCCCGAGGCCACGCCGATCGACGTGACCGCCTTGACGTTGAACCCCGTGATCAGGATTGCGTCCAGCAGCGCGATCAGCGAGCCGGCGGCGTTGTTCAGCGTCGGCGCGCCAACTTCGGTGTGGGTGTACCAGATGGGTTTCATGTGCAGATCTCGCGGTGTTCAGTGGTGCAGTGGTTCAGTGGCCCAGACGCGGGTCAGGGCGTGTCGACGTCGCCGCGCACGGCGAGCGTGAAGCTGTCGCTGGCGGCGCTTGCGGTGCTCTGCTTGATGACGCGGGCACACCAGACCGGGGCCAGCGCGCCGACGGTGTTGGGGCGCAGCACGTTCCCAAGCGCCCAGCCGCCGCCCCAGCCCGTGGCCGGAATCGAGAAGTACGGCACCCCGCTGGCTGGGTTGATCGGCGCGAAGGTGCTGTTGATCGTGCCGACACCGATCAGGCCCAGGTGCTCCCCGTAGCAGGAGAACGAAGTGCTGCTCGTGAACCGCAACGCCCACCGCTCAGTGACGGCGCCTAGGTTGGTGACGGTGATGGGGTTGTTGATGCTGTCGTAGGTTCCGCCCGCGCTGTTGCCGATCAGGTCATCGGACCACACGTTCGTCCATGTCTCCTGGTCGAACACCCCCGACACCCGCGCCCCCATGTTGCCGATCAGCAGCGCACTCGACACCCACGACCCCGCGGGGAAGCTGTGCGACAGCGGCCCGGTCAGGCGAAGTTGCCCGGTGATCTGCACATCGGCGCACATGCGCATGTCCTCGACCCGGTGCTGCAGCCGCACCGGCTGCACCCACCCCGTGATGTCGTTCACCGTGACCGTGCCCGCGTCGAGGTTGGCGGTGTACCCGGTCTGGATCGGCAGGCCGTTCGCCCCGACGATGCGCACATGCGCCAGGCGCTGCCGCCCGCAGTTGAGCACCTGGGCCGGCGCCACCGTGACCGGGCCCAGCTCGCCGGTGTGGTGGATCACCACCACCTCACCCTTCCGGTAGATCGGCACCCGGCCATCTGACGGCAAGCGCACCGGGTCGAGGCCGAGGATGTCGGCATCGAGGGGCACGTAGGTGTACGCGGTGGCGTTGTAGCGCAGCGTGTCGGCCTGCACCGGTTTGACCTTGATCCACTGCACCCCAGCCACGCCCAGATACGCCACGTCCACCACGCCGGTGGGCGGGTTGAGCGGGTTGGATGGGGTGGCGACGATCTCGCCGAAGCGCAGCGACACGGTGCCGCTGCGGAAATCGATCTTGCCGAACACGCCCCCGCTGTTGATCACCCCGTTCAAGTCTGACGACGCCGAGAAGGTGGAGCCGTCGTCGAACTTGCCGGCGGCCGAGAACGCGCCCGGCTTGATCGGGCTGGCCGCGGTGCGGAACACGGCCGCGTCCAGCAGCATGTCCAGGTTGCCGGCGAAGGTGGCGGGCGCGGCGCCGATGCGGGCGTTCGTGATCATGGGCGATGCGCCGACCGGCCACGCCGACAGCGAGCAAAAGTAGCCCGACACCGCACCGGTCACCTCGCCTTCGCCCGTGCTGGGCGACGGGTTGCGCACCAGGTCGTACCCGTCGCTCACGTAGACATCGGTGCCGACCTGGAATCGCACGGCGGACAGCGCCTTGCCGTAGCCCGGGCCCGAGTCCGGCCACGCGCTGAGTGCCACCCGCAGCGGCGCGAGCTGGAACGTGCCAGCCTGCGCAGCAGCATCGCTGCCACCGTACTGCGCCCGCAGCGCAGCACCCGCCCAGCCAGATCCCCACCAGCCCCAGCCCGGAACCTCCATCGTCGGTGTGACCGATGCGCCCGTTGCCAGCACCGACAGCGACAGCGTGCGCACGGCGTCACCAGTGTGGGTGATGTAAGCCGGGTCGCTGATGTTGCCTCCGAAGGGGATCTTGCGTTCCCAGACGCCCTGGGTTTCGGTGTACCCGCTGGTGATCTTGGCCAGCGACACCGCCCCGCTGCCGTAGTTCACGGAGCCAATCACGAGGTTCCCACTGGCCCCGGTCACGTAGAGGTTCCCCACGCCGTCGTCATGCGCCTGCATCAGCTCGACCGTGGTGACATCGTCGCCCGGGTGGCGGCGCACAGGCCGGCTGGTGATGACCGCCAGGCGCAGCGAGCGGGCCTTGATCGGCGCGCCGGTCAGTGTGGTGGTCCAGGCGCTGCCGCTGTCGGTGAGCGTGGCGACCTGCACAGCCTGCGGTGTGACGCTGGTGAGCGACCAGGCGACGGACACGCCCGGCGCTGGCAGGATGTTCGGCGACATCTGCACCCGCCCGGACCCGTACCAGACCCGCCCGATCGCGTCACCGGTCAACTGCCCCGCCCCGTCGTCGGTGACGGTGCGCGTGGTGGTGCCATCCAGCCAGGTCAGCGACAGGCCGCCGGGCTTGCAGGGCTGCAGCGTCACATCGGCGTACACGCGGCCGGACAGGTCCATGCCCGAGGCCGTGACCGTGGTGGCCGAGGTGGCCGGCGCCCAGGCGTAGATGATTTGGCTGCCAACGTCAGGCAGCGCGCCCAGCGTCACGGCCACGGTGCCGGTGTCGTAGTTCAGCGAGCCGGCGCCGATGTTGCTCTGCCCACCCGTCAGCGCGCCCGCGCCGCTGTCAGTCATCACGTACCAGCGACCGCCGGACAGGTAGCTGAATTGCAGCGAGCCATGCGACGGCACGGGGTCGAGCGTCAGGACGTAGCTCAGCCGCTGCGACTGGGCCAGCACCGGCACGCCGATGGACCGGCTCACGACAACCGGCGCAGCGGCGGGGGTGTAGGTCACGGCGTGCGTGCCCGCCGAGGTACCGAAGACATTGGCCGACAGGATCAGCAGGCCGTTGCCGTAGTCGATCGAGCCGACCTCGGCCGCGCCGATCTTCAGGAGGCCGCCCCCGCTGTCGGTGACGGTGATGCCGCTGCGGCGCACGCTGAGCGAGCCGGGCAGGATGCCGCCGCCGACGTAGAGCGACGAGGTGGCGGTGAAGTTGAGCGTCAGGTTCTGGGTGATCTCTGCGCCGATGGCCACGACGGCGCCGGTCTGCTGGTTGAGCCGCGCATCGGCGATCGGCGTTTCGATCTGTGGGCTGGGGACGATCTGCTGGTAGATGTCCGGCACCTCGACGGTGTAGACCGGGGACAACGCATCGAACACGACCGGGGTAGCGAGTGCAGCGGTGCCGTAGTAGCGCGCCGCGTCGGCCACAACGGTGTCGTACAGCCGGGTCTTGGTGGTGAAGTCCACCGTGCTGTCCCGGTAGCTGTCGGCGGCGCTGCAGCCGGGCATGTCCTCGCGCAGTTCGTCGCTGATCTCGACGTTCACCTGCAGCCGCTTGAACTCCTTCTCCTCCTGGCCCGGCACTGCGAACGTGCGCTCGATCGAGCTGACGGCGGTGATGCGCACGTACTGCGACGCCGATGCGGCCGACCCCTCCCGTGACACCAGCAGCAGCGTGGTGCCAACCGAGGGCACCGGCACGTTGACGCGCTGCAGGATCGCGAAGGCGCGCATGCCGGCGACGGTGGAGCCGAACAGCAGGCCCGCGTACTCGGTGCCGCGGGTCAGGTACGACTCGATGCGCGACTGCGCGGCGGTGCGCGTGTCGAAGGCGTCGTCGGTGGCGAACAGCAGTGCGGACACGTTCGGGTCGTCTGGCGGGTCGGACACCATCGCGTTCACGCCGTACAGGCCGTCCACGGTCGATGTGCGCACGCCGATGAACACCTTCCGCAGGCTGACGTTCCCGTACACGCGGTCCAGCTCGGACACGTCGGCAAACAGGTTGTTCGACTGCCCGTCGATCACCTCGACGCCCGTGGCCGCGCCACCGCCTTCCGGCACGTCGGCGAGCACCTGGGATTTCAGGAGCTTGATGTCTGCGGTGTTGATGGTCATGGGTCTGAGAATCCGGCGGAAATGGAAAAAGTGTCACCCTGCGGGCGCGGGATTGCAGCGCGCTGGCGGTCCAGCGCGGGGAGTTGGTGGCCTGAGTTGGCCAAGGTGTAGTCAGGCTTCGATGAAGCGCAGCACAAGCCATCCGCGGTCAGTCGGGAGCGGGTCGCTGTAGCTGTCGACCGGGTTCCATTCCAGCGCGGTGCGCTCGTGGTCGAACAGCACCTGACGCGGCGCACCGCGCAGCATCAGCGTCATCAGCGCCCCACCGATCGCCGCCCAGGCCTGCAACTGCGCGGCCACCTCGCGGGTGGTCCACGCCACACCGCGGTCACCGCGCAGCGTGACCTGACGCCCCGCAGCGCGCACGCCGATGTCCACGATCAGCGCCCCAGTGATGCTGTGCTCAGTCTTCTGCGTGACCGGCGACCAGGCGAATTCATCGGGCCAGTCGAGGTCATCGGGAAGGGTGATGGTGTTGCCGTTGTAGGTGAGGGAATTCATGCGTCACCGGCCCATCGCGCGGGCCGCCTGTTCAAGCACGCTCAGCAGCGCATCGGCGCTCTGCTGGTCGGCGGTGTTGACTTCGGCAGTTTTGCCGTTTCCGAGATCGAAGCGCACCAGCACGGTCTTTGACGGCACAGCCTCCTGCACCTTGTCCGCCTGTTTCAGCGGCGCAGCAGCCTGTGCAGCAGCTTGCGCCTGCTCGGCCGTCTGCCGCAATGAGGCTCCGAACCCTGCCACCTGCCCCGGTGCAGTCCCCTGTCCTGCCAGCGAGGCCAGCGCACGCTCTGCGACAGCCTGCTGATCCGCCACCGAGCGCTGAGCCTGGAAGCTGACCGCCCCAGCGCTGAGTTTCATCACGCTGGCGTTCAGCTCAGCGTTCTGCTTCGCGGCTGCGGCCAGCGCCTCGACGATCGGCCGGTCTGCCTCGGTCAGCGTGCCGTTCTGCAGCTTCTGCTGGACAGCCAGGTAGCCGCCAGCATCCACCGAGTTCTGGCCCGCCAGCCGCTGCTCCCGCGTGTCGCCGGTGACAGTCTTTCCGTCGATCTGGCCACGGTCGCCGATCTGCCCGATCACGTTGAACGCAGTGCGGGCCTCGGCAGTGATGCGCTGCATCTCGGCCGCTCCCGTGGCGCCCAGCGACTGCATGCCGCCCCGTGCCGCCTGCGTGGCTTGCTGGATGCGCAACATGCCCTCTTGCACCTGCAGCTGTGACGGCACGATGCCATCGTTTGCCGCCGTCGCCGCAGTCTTGTAGGCCTCGAAGGCGCGCGTCTTGTCGGCCACAGAAACCTGTGTGCTTGTGCTGATCTGCTCCCAGCTCGCGGCCATCTTGTCGGCGGTGGCCTGCAGCTCTTCGCGGCTCTTCAGGCCAAACGTGCCCAGCGCCTCGTTCAAGCTGTTCACGCCGGGCCGGATCTCGTCGAGCTTGGCGCGGGCCTTGTCCAGACCAGCTGAAAGCTGCTCGCCGCTGATGTCGCCCTGCTGCCCGAGCGTCTGCATGCGGTCGATGACGGCCTGCACCGCCTGCTCGGTGCCAGCGGCCTCCAGCGCCTTGTCCAGCGCGCCAGACATCGCCCGCCCGGTCTCGGTGTTGCGCACGCCCAGGCGGTCCACAGCCGCTGTGAGCGCGTCCACATCGTTGATGGCAGCGATGCTGGCGGCATTGAAGCCGGTGCGGATCTGGTCAGCACTGGTGCCAGCGCGGCGCAGCGCCTCGGAGTCGATCGCGCCCAGCGCAGCAGCCAGTCGGCGGGCACCCTGCTCGCTGCCGTCGAAGGCGGCACGGGCTTGCACCTCGAAGCGCGCCAGGTCTTCAGTCTTGAGCGCATCGGCCAGAGCGGTGCGCACCTGCTCACCGCTGATCTTGCCGCGCTGCGCCAGCGCATCCAGTGCGGTTCCCATGTTGCGGATGCCAGTCAGGTCGCTGAGCTGCGCCTCCTTGCTGAGCTTGGCCAGCGCATCGGCTACAGTGCCGCCAGCCTTGCGCTCTTCCTCGAAGGTTCCGATCAGCGCCCGGGACTGTGTGTTCAGGCCGAGCGTGGCGTCTGCTGCCTTCTGGCGCGTCTGGGCAATGGCCGCATCCTGCGCAGCAATCTCGCGCTGCGACTGCTCCAGCGCCTTGGCCTTGGACTCGGCGTCCTCGATCGCCTTGCCGTAGCCCTGCCACTTGGCGATCGACTCGCCCACCCACATGCCGATCTCCTGCAGGTTGGTGACGATGCCCAAGAAGCTGATCATCTTCAGCGTGGACATGATCCCGGCCAGTCGGCCCACACCACCCGCCGCCGCATCAGCCGCAGCGCCGACACCACCAGCCGCGCCAGCGTTTGCCCGGTGTGCTGCGGTGTTTGCAGCAGTGGCCGCCGTGTTGGCGCCCTGCGCAGCCGTGTTGGCGACGGTGGCCGCTGTCTCCTGCGTCTTGGCAGCAGCAGCAGCGGCAGCAGCCTGGGCATTTTCGAAGAACGTAGCAGCCAGCCGCACCGCAGCGTAAGCGGCAGCCGCCTTGCCCGCAGAGAACAGCACTGCACCGAGCGTGTCCAGGTTGCTGGCCAGCGTGTTGATGATGCCGGCGGCAGCGGTGCTGATGCCGTTGGCCTTGTCAACCTCTCCGACGTAGCGGGTCCACTCGTTGGACAGGTTCGTGATGGCGCGGCCGACGGTCGGCGGCAACTGGTTGAACTCACCCGCCACCACGGCCGCCTGACCCTGCAGCGCCTTGATGACGACTTGCGACGACAGCGCGCCCGCGTTCGCCTGCTCGCGCAACTGGCCCGTGGTCAGGCCCAGCCCGTCGGCCAGCGCGACCGCCAGCCGCGGCGCCTGCTCCATCACCGAGTTGAATTCCTCGCCGCGCAGCACGCCGGACTGCAGGCCCTGGATGAGCTGCTGCAGCGCAGCGTCGGAGGACGCGGCTGAGGCACCCGACACCTGCACCGCCTGGTTGATCGTCTCGGTCAACGCCAGGGCGTCGCGCTGCGAGATGTTGAGTTCCTTGCCCGCCCGGGTGATCTGTGTGAACAGCGTGCCGGTGGACTCGACCGCCGATGATGTGCGCGTGGCGATGTCGAACACGCCCTGGAAGGCGGTGTCGAACGCAGCGCCCTCCCCGCTGGCCATCTTGATGCGGGCCGCGAGGTTGTTGTAGGCATCTGCCGTGCGCAGCACATCGCCCACGGTCCCTGCCAGCAGCCCGCCACCGACCACCGCTGCAGCCGCAGCAGCCACGTTGCGCAGACCACCGCCGATGCGCTCGACGCTCTCGCGCACGCCGTCGTTTGCGCGCACGGCCTGCCCAGCCGCGGCCGACGACTGTGAGCCGAACTGCTGCGCAGCGGCGCCGGCTTGCCGCTGTGCACCAGCCAGCTCGCGGGCCTGCGCGGTGAGCTGTTCGGTGTTGGCGCCGGCCTGGCGCAGCGCGGCAGCCTGCTGGCCAGTCTCGGTCTGCAGTTGCTCGAACGCAGCCCGGGCGCTGTCGGCCGCCTGCTGCATCGTGCGCAGGTTGCTGGCCTGTGCGGCGGTGGGTGGGCCGGACTTGTTGAGACTGCCGGCATAGAGGTCAGCCGCCCGGGTGAGCGCCTCCATCCGTGCGCGGGCCGCGTCGGTGTCGCGCACCAGGGTGCCGAAGCTGTTGGCGTCCGATGCGGTGCGGGCGATGCCTTCCAGCTCCTGCCGCAACTGCTCGGTGGACTGGCGCAGCGCCCGCTGTTTCGCGGCCACACCATCGAGCGGGATGCCCTGCTGCTGCAGCGCGGCCCGCGAGGTATCGAGGCCCGCCGTCTGCGTGAGTAGTTCCTGCTTGGCTTCGCGCACGGCGTCGCGGAGCTTTTCCATCTGCCCGGCGGCTTTCGCCTGCTCCTGCCGAGACTTTGCCAGGGCGGCCTCATGCTGCGCGACAGCCGCAGCGGCTGCAGCAGTAGCGGCAGCAGCCTGCTTGGCTTCATCCCCTGCCGCCTTGAGTGCAGACCTCTGCTCACCGAAGGATGACCCCGAGGCAGCGACCGCCTCGGCCATTTGCGCCTGAGCAGTCCTGGCCGCCTGAAGCTCGCTCTTGTGCGCCGCCACTGCCTCGCGAGCGGATCTCGTGGCCGCGGCAAGCTGCTGAGACTTTTCCGCGTAGGCGGCTGCGCTTTCACCCGATTCCCGCGCAGCCTTGCCCGCTGCGCGCATCTCGCTGGCCAGCGTACGCTCATCCTTGATCGCCTGGGCCAGCGCATCGCGTGATGCGGCCAGATCTTTCTGGCGCTGGTCTGATGCGACCCGAGCATCTTGCAGTTCCCTGGTCAGCCGAGCCTGCTCCAATCTGGCTGCCTCAACAGAGCGGGTAGCCTGGTCATGAGCGGTAGCCGTCCGGCGCTGGGCGAGCGCGGCAGCATCAGACTCGTCACGGAGCTTGGCCAGCGCGGCGGCTTCACGCTCGACAGCGCGTGCAGCCTCAGCCGCAGCAATGGCGTTTCTTTGTGCAGCAGCCTGAGCTGCCTCAAGCGCCTTGGCTGCTTCTACGGATGCAGTTTTTGCACGAACGAACCCGTCCACAAGTTCTGTTTGCTGCCCGATCTCACGCAGCGCCTGCGCAGCCTCACGGGCCTTGAGCGCGAGCGCCGGGTCTACAGCGCCATCCAGCTTTTCCAGCTCGGTGGCAAGCTTCTCGACCTCGGCCGCGCCGGTGGCGGTCGCGGCGATTTCGTACTGGATCTTGGGTCCGGTGGCCATGGTGGTCGGTCGTCAGTCGTCAGGGTGTGGTGGCGCAGGGGTGCGCCGGGGTGGCGCCGCGGAGGTAGCGGCTGGGCAGCAGCGTGCAGAGGTCCAGCCAGGCCACGACGGACGCGCCGAATCCGCACGGCTCGGCCGCGTCGATCGGCACCACCCGGAGCTGTCGCCCCGAGATCGCCACCTGCACACCTTCCCGGCCATCCGGCAGGCGCCAGCGGTTGCCGTTGCCGTTGCCGGCTTCGCCGCTGGTAGCCACCGGGGCCGGGGAGCCGGTCATCAGTACTGCTCGTAGATGAACGGCGAGGCCTTGCCGGCCGGCGTGGTTAGCTCGATTTCGTACTCGGCTTCGGCCCACTTGTCGGACAGCAGGTCGATACCACCCTTCGGCTTGAGCGTGCCAGCCCAGAGCGTGACCTTGGAGCGGCTGTTGTCCACCGTGTTGAGGCCGAGGAAATGCACGCGGACCTTGATGGATGGCTTCGTGCCACCGAGCACGCGGGCACCGTCGATGGCCTTGGTGGTGCAGGTGAGCTTGCAGGTTGCGAGATCCGCATCAGCAATGGTTCCGGACGACAGCGCACGGATCAGGCCCGACCAGCGGTCGACTTCGTAGTCGGTGCCCTCGACGTAGGTCTTCGTAGCAGCAGAGTCGGTGAGCGTGACTGCGGTGTCCAGGTTGCGCAGGTCGGTGGTCACATTGCTCACCGTCTTGGTGATCTGTCGCCAGCCGGTCTTGCTCAGGGCCGTGGTGACAGCAGCCAGGGCGAGGCCAGACGCCTGCGTGAGCGCTTCTTGCGTGCCGAGCCAGAGGCGGCGCAGATTTTCGACGTTGATCGTCTGCAGCTTGATCGAGCACTTCGGCGGCTGGTTCTGGGTCGCCGTGGCGAGCACCTGGCCAGCCGTCAGGCGCTTCCGGCTGATCTGCTTTTCGATGTTGCTGTCGCTCGACAGCTCGAACACGGTACCGTTGCCGGCCTCGACCATGTCCGGGGAGATGGTCCCGTCGTCAGCGACCTCTTGAAAGTAGAGATCGCCGACGCCGATGTAGCCGAGGGCTTGGGAAAGGGTGGTGGCCATGGGTAATCCTCCCGTGAGGGATGCAGGGTATGAATGGAAGTGGAAGAGGGGGGGGGTACTCGGTCAGCCGCGCCCCGAACGCGCTGCCTCTTGGTACTGGAATTCGAACGTGGTCATGATCGCGGCCGACTCTGCGGAAATGCCGTCGATGCGGCTGGAGCGCAGCCCCTCGCGCATCGAGGCCACGGCCGAGATGAGCGGAAGGCGGCCCTTGGTGTTGGCATCCGCCCAGACCTGCCAGGCCCGCAGCACGACCGCTTTCACGGCGACCATGTCGGCATCGACCTGGGCACGCAGCACGCCCGACAGCTCTTCGGCGCTGGCGGCCTGCTCCATCTGCGCCCGACTCGGCACGGCCGCCACGCCGACGCGCAGCGAGAACACGCGGCGGTCCTGCTGCGCCGACTTCTCACCGGTCGGCGAGTCGTCACCGTCTTCGAGCCACGCCACGCGCTGCCCGTCCCCGTTCACATCGGCCGGCGTGGCCGGGTTGTCGCGCCAGATCAGGTGGCCCAGGTTGGCGGATGCCTTGAGCGACTCCAGCATGGTGCGGCTGATCTGGTAGGGGATGGACTGTGGCATGGTGCGATGTGGTGTGGTGCGGGGTGCAGAGGTTCAGGGGGTGACGACCGCCGCAGCGGCAGGCACCAGCACCGCCCGCGACTCGGCGCCATCATTCCGGCGCTCGACGTCTTCGACGCGGTAGTGGCCGACGTACCGGCCCGACAGGACTTCGAGGCGATCTTCCCGCCGCAGCCCCACCGAGTTGGGACACAGCAGCTCGCGCCGCTGTCCGCGCAGGTGGTCGTCGTACAGGTCGTCCGACTTCTCGCCAACGATGGCCGAGAAGTTGATCGGATCGACGCCAGGCCGGCGCACGCGGCAGAGACTGCCGAAGTCGTCCGCATCGAAGAACACGGCGAAGTCGGCGTCGTCTTCGAAAGACATGGCGCGCGCTCGATCAGGCCAGCGTGAACGTGACGTGGCACACCGCCTTCGGGCGGGTGCAGCAGTGGAACGGGTTCGACTGCATTTCCACATCGACGCCCTTGTCGTCGGGGCGGTCGATGCCCTTGGCGTAGACCGGCAGGCCTTCCGTGTTGACCGTCTCGCGGTAGTTTGCCGGGCCGAAGCGGCCGATGAACAGGCCCGGCACGCCCTTCGGCACCACGTAGCCCTTGCCGTCCTCGATCATCGACACGCCGCGGGCCTTGCCGCGGTACTTGCGCCAGGTGATGCCGCCGATGTCGATGCTGTCCGGGATCATGCCGCGCAGTGCCGCCGCTTCGGACTGGCCGAGGAAGGAGTCGCGGATCGTCTTGTGCTCGACCAGCTTGCGGAAGGTCGTGGCATTCACCCAGCCGTCATAGCCGGTGGTCATGACACCGTCGAGCGCGTCGTCGATCAGGTCGGTGACCTGCGAGCACAGCGCGCGCACAGGGGTGGCATCGACGGTCAGATTGATCGTCAGCTCGGTCTTGGTCAGCGGCGTGCCGGCGGTGCCGAATTCCTGGAACAGGTCAGCGATGACGGAGCCGTCAGCGTCCAGCACGATGCCCTTCAGGGCACCGACACGCATGTGCTCCAGCGTGTAGGACAGTTTCGTCTTGCCGGTGGCCATCACTTCGTCGACGCGGGCCTGGAACGGCTCCGCTTCGGTGGCCGAGCCGAACGCACGCACGCCCTGCACCTCGTCGGCCCAGACGGTGTCATTCATCGGCAGGTGGGCCAGCTGGAACGGCTTCATGTCGCGCTTGTTGCGGCCGATGGCCACACCGGGCGCACCGCGCGGCGCGGTGGGCACCAGCGACAGGGTGGAGCCCTGGCGCTCGATGTAGACGGTCAGCGTGGAAACGCCGCCATACGTGAACAGGCCACTGTCACCGAGTGCAGTCGGCTGGAAGGGCATGTTGTTGATGGCAGCGGTCAGGGTTTGGAGGTCGAAGTCCATGGCGGGTTGGTTCCTGTTGAGTCGGTTGCGGTGCTGTGCTGCGCTGCAGCCGATCAGCGGGTGATGATGCTGGCCGTGGCCAGATCGGCGTAGGCGGCCGTCTTGGCGGCAGCATCGGTTCCGTCCAGCCAGGCGAGTCGTTCGGCGAAGACCTCGCAGTGGCGGATGTGCGCCGCGCCTCGTCCATCTGCGGACGTGGTGTCGACGGAACCCCACAGCACGGCGGAGGCGGTGTTGCGGCCGTCGGTGGCGGTGTTGTTGTACTTGGCGTACTTGCCGAGGTTGGCGCCAGCGGCGGTGATGCGGCCGAGCACGGCGCCTGCAGGCACAACGCCTTGTCCGGACAGCAGGATGATCGGCTCACGACTGATGGTGCCGTTGCCTTCGCTGGCGATATGGGCACCGGTGGGCGCAGCCTGGGAAACGAAGCTCATGGTGTTGACTCCTGGGGATGTTGGTCAGATGGCGGCGGATGCGATCAGGCGGCGGGCTTGTTCAGGCCTGCGTAAGCGCTGGTGCGATTGATCGGGGCGGCGGGCTTCTTGCCACTGCCGGAGGCCTCGAAGTCCGCATCAGCCGAGCCGCCCGACACGGGCACGGGCTTGATGCCGGCGTTGAAGTGCGCGGTGTGGCGCGCTTCGAGCTTGGTGCGCTCGGCAGCCAGCACCTTCACGGCGGCCTGCTCGCCGGTCGTCGTACCATCGAATGCCAGCGCCTCGATCAGCGCTTCGTGACCGGGCAGCGAGCTGGCGCGCACGCCCTGGATGCGGGCACGCTCGGCGGCGGCGCCGGCCTGGTGGCCCTCGGTGTGGATCGCGTTGAAGGCGTCGGGGAACTGGGCTTTGATTTCGTCGGGGGTCATGGCGGTCTTGCCTTTCTGCTGCTGCGGCGGCTGCTGCTGCGTGGTGGTGGGGGTGCGGGTGCTGGGGGAGGACTTGCCGTTGTTGCGCGCACCGGGCACCCGGGTGACGCTGG